TAGGGCCGGCCGTTCTCGCGCAGCCAGTTGCCGTCCCTGGGCTCGGGCGGCTTGGCCCACCCGCTCTTGTAGTCGACGATGATCAGTCCGCCGGGCGGGTCGCCGATGAGGAGGTCGGGACGGCCGGTGAGTTTACGAACGACGCCATCGGGGCAAGCGATGTCTGCGGCGAGCGGCTCTTCGATGGCGATGATCCGGTCGGCGTGCCAGGTATGAGACGCGAACTGCAACACCATGATCCGGAGCGTCGCGCGCTGCTCGTGCGTGAGGTGCGGCACGTCGGGCCGCGCCTGGACCTCGTGCGCGATTACCAGCGCCTCCTCGGTCGGGATGCGGCTCTCGTCGGTGCGACGCATCGTCGCGAGCATCTCCGCGGCGATCGCGTGGAACACCGAGCCGAGCGCCTGCTCGGGCGTCGACCATTCCGGCGTCTGGTCGTGTTCGGTCCACACGGCTGAGAGCGGGCACGCGTCGTGCTGGCGCACAAGGGACTGCCGGTAGCTGCGTTCACTCATCGGGGGTTCCTCTCTCGAGTCGTTCGATGTGGCGGCCGAGCGCGATGCCGTACGCGAACGTCGTCATCAGCGCCTTGGCCGCGTCGTCGCTGAGGCCCACTTCGCCACAGAAGTGCTGGATGATCCGGCCGACGATTGGCGAGGCGTCGGAGTAGTCGACGCCGTGACGGTCGAGCATCACCTGGATGGTGTCCTCGTCGAGTGCGTGCTCCTGGTTGACGGCGCGCTCGTCGGCGATCGCGGCCAGCGCATCGGCGAACAGGCTCACGGCCAGAACCTCTCGTCGCCCCACGGGCCGGTGTCGCGTGCCGCACGGTGCTCGGCACCGGAGGAGTCGCGGTGCTCGCGCCGGTCGGCCGGGTCGGCGGCGCCGGGGTCTTGGGCGAAGCGGCGTGCGCCGGCGAGGAGGTGGCTGTACGCCTCGGTGTAGCCGCGGCCGTGCTCGCCGGTCTTGAGCGCGACGACGAGCGTGGCGGCTTCGCGGTCGGTGAGCACGATCACCCGGTCGCCTTCTTCGCCAGGGCCAGCTGCTCGAGGGGGTGGATTTCGCCGGCGATCTCGACGCAGGGCAGGCCGGATCCGCCGCAGATCGCGTTGCCCATGTGGTGGGCTTGGCGGCCGGCGTAGTGCTGTCGGACCTGGCCGCCTCGGCGGAGCGCGGTCCGGCGGCCGCACATCGGGCAGTGCCCGTACTCGGTGTGGGTCATGGCTGCAGGAACTCCTCGATGGGCCGGTCGAGCGCGTCGGCGATGCGGGCGAGATAGGCGGCGCCGATCTGGCGTTGCCCGGTCTCCCAGAACCGGATCGCGGTGTCGGTGCACCCGGCCCTCTGGGCGAGCTCCATTCGGCTCATGCTGACGGCGTCGCGGAACTCGCGCAGGTGACGCTCGATGCGGCGGGCGTACTCGTCGCTGCTACTCGGCTGGCGGGGCATCAGGAGCCTCGGTGACGACCTCGGCGTCGGCGACCTCTTCCTCGCCCTCGGGCGGAGTCTCAGGCTCGGCTGCGGGCTGCTCGGCGGCTGCGACGCGGGCGTCGCGGTCGGCGATGAAGGCGTCAAGCTCGATGCGCGACTGTTGCAGCCACGCCGTGACCTCGCTGTCGTCGCGGCCGTGGACGACGAGCTCGATCACGCCGCGGTCGGAGAGCGGCTTGTAGCCGACCGCCCTGGCATCCAGGAGCAGCCGCTCGACGGCCTGGGGAAGCTCGTGCCCGGCGGCGTCGCCGGACCCGTCGCCGGCGCTGAGGCGCGCGCGGATCATCTCGATCTCGTCGTCGACGTAGACCGGCATCCCGTTGCAGACCTCGGGCATGTGCTGGCGGACCAGCGTCGACGCCGCGCGGGCGAGCAGCATCACCCTGGGCATCTTCTGCCACATCTCCTTCGTCGCGCCGGAGCGCTTCTTCGACCAGCCCTCGGCGTCGGCCATCTGCATCGTCGTCGTGACGCGGAAGTCGTAGTTGCCGCTCGCCGTCCAGGTCACCCCCGCCTCGACCGGCTCGTCCTTCTCGGCGACCTGATAGAAGCCCATGCCGCGCCAGTCGCTCGCGGTCGCGACGATCGTGCACCGCTCGACGGTGTTCTCGACGATGCGGTAGTCGTAGCCGTCGCGGGCGCGGATGAAACCGAGCAGGCCGGAGTAGTGCATCTGGACGTGCCCGTCGAAGATGTGGATCAGCTGCATCGCCTGCGCCGGCGTGAGGCCGAGGTCGCGGCCCAAGAGGATCTTCGTGACGGCCTTGTCGACGCTGAGCAGGTCGCTTGAGGTGGTGAGCGCGCTGCTGAGCATGCGGCCCAGGCGGACGAGCGAGTCGATCTCCGCGCCGGTCGGTAGCGCGGCCGGAACGACGGCCTGCGGGCGTGGCTGGAAGCGCTCGAGCTCGGTGCTCGGTTCGGTCATCGGGGTTCCTCCTCGGGGGTTGGTTGCGGCGGTCCCAGCACTGGCGACCGCAGTAACAACCGTACTGGCGCGGTCGGACGGAAAGCACCCTCCGAACCGGCCGTTACGCTGGCGAAAACAGCCTCACCGAAAGGAGCGCCTGTGGCGGAGCCAGCACGTAGTAGCGCCGCGCCTGACGACCAGGACAGCCTGTTCGATCAGGTCATCACCAACGATCTGTTGGAGGCCGCGTTGGAGCGCCGGCAGACGGCGAAGAACAAGAACGCCGTGACGGCCCGCGCGCTCAAGGAAGCCAACGACGCGGCGAAGGGCATGCTCGCCGGCCTCGATCTCGAGCCGGATACGGTCGCGCGGTGCGGCCGGTTTCGGATCAAGACGAGCTCGACGCCGGAGCGTCACGTCGAGTTCGACACCGCGGCGGGGAGCCAGACGAGGATCAGTCTGCTCGGCGAGTAGCCTTCGCAGCGGATTCGAACCCGCGTTGAAGAGCCGCCCCCACGTGGGCGGCTCTTCTCGTTTGGTCCCGACGCGAGCGTTGGTGGTAATGGACGGCTACGCCCTTCTCAGTTAAGAGACACACCACAGCTGCGGATTCGGTGCGACCGCGTTGCGTTGATTTCCACGGCCTTCCAAGGCCGGGGGTCTCGTTGCGCCCAAGCAGAGGCGTCGCGTCTTTCACCTGCCGGTGGTATGAGGCGCGGAGCCGGTCCCGCGCGCCGGCTCCTACGTCGGGGGCTGTGCGTCGGGTGGTGCTTGCTTCCAGCGCGCGAGGAGCCGGGAGGCGTCGGCGCGTGAAAGATCGGGTGGGACGGTTCGGCCGTGGCGGCGTGCGAGGACGGCCAGGTCGTGGAGTTGCGCGGGGGTGGGCTCGTCGCGCGGGCGTTGCCAGCGTGCGGGAACTGGGGGTGGGGTGAAGGTGTCGGGCGCGCGTTGCGCGAGCTCGGCGAGCGCGGCTTGGGTGGTGAGCCGGTAGAGGCCTCGAAGGCTTCGGCCGCGGCGGCGGCGTTCGGCGCGGAGCTTGGCGAGGACTTCTGTCCGGTTCGGGCCTGTATGCTCAGCGCACACGCCGCCTCCTTCTTCTTGATCGTCGAAGGTGGGTGTGTCGGGGCGCGGGGGTGCTCCTTACCCGGCCGGCACTCACAAGGTGCCGGCCGGTTGCGTTCAGGCTCGTCATGACGGCGCCACCCTACTGCTCCAGATGAGCAGCGCGCAACCGAACGGCGGCCGGGTGTTGGCGGCTGGGGTGACCTGGCCGGGCAGGAGGAAGCGGATCCGGCCGGCGAGAAACTCGACCGATAGACGCCCCCCCCCGTCACGGTGCGGCTCGACGAGCTCCTGCCACCAGGGCTGCTCGGTCCGGTTGGCGGGCACGAGCATGACGATGAGCGGCGCGTCGACCTCGGCCCAGGCCTTGACGACCCACGGTTCGATCGACGAGAACGGCGGGTTGCACCAGACGCGTTCGCCGGCCCACGGCTGATCGAGGCCGTTGTCGTCCGGGCTGTAGAACCGCTCGCACTTGGTGTTCCGCGCGAGCGCGGCGACGTCGATGGTGAAGTGGAAGCGCCGGTCCAAGGCGGCGAACCAGGCGGGCTCGGTGATCCGCTCGTCGACGTCGAGGCGCGGCCCGCGCGCGACCAGCTGTTGCTGGTGGTTCTGCGCCTTGAAGCGGACGAGGCTCATGCGCCGATGTCGAGTGTGCGCTGGTCGCCGGCGGTCGCGCGCTTGTCGAACTCTTGGCCGGCGACGCGCTCGGCGACCTCGCGGGCGGTCGGGAGCTTGTCGAGCTCGCCGGCGTCCAGGAGCGCGCGGAGCATCTGGACGGGCGCGGCGGCGACGGCCTCCTCGAACCGGGCGGTGTCGCGGAAGAGGACCTGCCAGCCATCGTGGTGACGGCTCGTGCCGTTGCGGCGCTGGCTGACGTAGTGGTCGTGGTGGATGCCGTGGATCGCGACGCGCACGACCTCCTCGCCGTACAGGCGGATGAAGCGCTCGCTCTCGCGGAACCGGTCGGCCGTCCACTGCGCCTTCGTGTGGCCGGTGATCTCGGCCCACTCGGCGAAGAGCTTCACTGCGGCCGGCCAGTAGCGGTGGCGTTCGGCTTCGGCGTCACGGTCGCGGCTCATCTCGCCGATGGTGTGCGCCTGGGAGCGGATCATGCGCTCCTTGGCGGTGAGCTCGTCGCGCAGCTGTTGGATGCGAACACGGGCCTGGTCGAGGTTCTGGATCTCGTCCTCGACCTCGCCGTCGGGGCTTACGACGTAGAGAACGGCGCGGTCGGTCATGCGGCGGCCAGTTGCGGGTCGTGGCAGTGGCACTCGACGATCCGGCCTACGCGCGGATGGTCGACGCGGACGGTGCGAAAGTGACTGGGCCTCTCGCCGGTCGCTGTGCGCCGGCGGGGCACCCAGCGCTGGACGGTGATCTGGGCGGGCACGATCACCCAGCCTCGGCCTTGGCAATCACGGCAGCGGGGGTTCGGGGGTAGTTCGTTGCTCACGGTCCTCCTCGGCTTGCGGGATCCGGGGCGCGACTCGGCGCGGTTGGGCACATTGGCCCGGGCATCGGACGGACTCACAGGAGCCGGTCACAGCGGCGCAGAAGGCCTGGGAGGGGCGGGGCATAGGCGTCGCGGCGAGCGGGCGGCAAACGGCGTGACGTGCGCCCGTAGAGCCCGGAAGGGCCGCCACCCGGACGCCAGAACCTAGGACCTGGCTCATGGGGTGACGGCCCAACCGCAAGCGGGCAGAGCCCGTTCGCCCGAGGGAAGATACCGCCGGGCCGGACGGATAGGCTCCATCGCATGCCGGGCATCGTCAAGGACCTCGCCGCGCTGGCGTTCCCGGTCGCGAAGCTCGACCCGCTTCCGGGCAACCCGAGGGTCGGCGACGTCGACGCGGTCGCCCGGTCGTATGAGGCGTTCGGGCAGCGCAAGCCGATCGTCGCGCGCCGGCGCCCGCGCGGTCGCGGCACGGTGATCGCCGGCAACCATCAGCTGGCTGCGGCGAAGCGGCTGGGCTGGGCGGAGATCGCGGTCGTGTGGGTCGACGACGACGACACGATGGCGCAGGCCTATGCGCTCGCCGACAATCACACGGCGGAGCTTGGCGGCTACGACGACCAGGCGCTCCTCGACATGCTGACGTCGGTGCATGAGGGTGACCGGGCGCTGTTCGAGGCGACGGCGTTCACGGATCGGGACTTGGCGCGGCTGCTCGCCTCGCAGCAGCCGCAGGACGGCCGTGACACCGAGCCGCGCGAGCCGCCCGCGGATCCGAAGACCCGGCGCGGTGACCTCTACCTGCTAGGCGCGCACCGGCTGCTGTGCGGTGACGCGACGTCGCTAGTGGACGTGCAGCTGCTCTTCGACAACGGGCCGGCGGGCCTGCTCGTGACCGACCCGCCCTATGGTGTCGACTACCGGCCGGAGTGGCGGCAGGAGGCCGCGGAGGCCGGGCATCTGGCCTACGCGGCGAGCCGCGTAGGCCACGTCGCCAACGACGATCGCGCGGACTGGACCGAGGCGTGGGAGATCGCCGGCGCTGACGTCGCCTACGTCTGGCATGCCGACCGGCATGCCAGCACCGTCCAGGCGAGCCTCGAGCAGGCCGGCTACGTGGTGCGCAACCAGCTGATCTGGTCGAAGCCGCACTTCCCGATCAGCCGCGGCCACTACAACTGGCGGCACGAGCCGTGCTGGTACGCGGTCCGCGCCGGAGCTACCGCCAGGTGGTGCGGCGACGCGAAGCAGACGACGGTGTGGGAGGTCGGCCTGGACCGCAACGTCGACGGTGGCCACTCGACGCAGAAGCCGCTCGAGCTCATGGCCCGCCCGATCCGCAACCACGAGTTCGAGACCGTCTACGACCCGTTCGTCGGGTCGGGGACGACGCTGATCGCGGCGGAGAACCTCGGCCGCGCGTGCTACGCGATGGAGATCGACCCGGCCTATGTCGACGTCGTGGTCGACAGATGGGAGCGCCACACCGGGGCGCGCGCGAAACTGGCCGCGCGCCCCAGGCGGCGTCAGGCCGCTTAGGCGGCGAGCTTCCAGGTCCCCGGCGCGGTCCGCTCGAACTCGCTGCTGCGGATCAGCACGGCGTTGAGGGTGGCCTGCGGCGTCAGTCCTCCGGGCTTGAGCTTGCCGCGCTTGAGGATCGCGGAGTAGAGCTCGTTGACGTGCATCGGCTCGCCGGTGGCCTTGAGGACGGCGACGGCCTCGCTGCGAAACGACGGGGCCTTCGATGTGGCCTTAGCCTTCGCGGGGGTCTTCGGCGTGGCGGGGGTCTTGACTGCGGGCATGACAGGTTCCTCCTGGTGAGTGGTGGCGAGCCGCCAGTTGCGGCGAAGCTCGGTGAAGGGGACCTCGGTCTGGCCGATGCCTTCGATGCGAAGGCTGGCCGACCGGTCCTTGCGGTGCATGCTTCTGATCGTGGCGAGCCGGCCGTCGCGCGCATGCACGAGCGCGACGTCGACGCTGAGGTCGCGGATCGCCAGGCTCATCGAAGTACCGCGGCCCAGACGATCGTCATCACGACCGAGAGGATCATGATGGCGACGCCTTGGCCGGCCTGGTCGCGGCGCGTCGCGGTGACGATCGCGCCGAGGACGAACCCGATGATCGGCATGATGATCGCGAGCGCCCAGCCCCAGCTCGCGACGTCGGTCTGTTGCGGCCCGTTCTTGTCGTCGACGTAGCGGCGCGCGGCGAGCTTGGTCTCGGCCTTGCCGATGACCTGGCCGTCGCGGAGCAGGTTGAACAGGCCGTCTGCTCGCCGCGCGTAGGTGTAGCGCTGGGTCATCGCAGCCCGTCCTCCCGGTCGCCCAGCCGCGGGTCGTCATGAGCTAATGCGAGCTCGACCGGGTCGTGCGCCTTCTCGTGTTCGACCATGGTCTGGAGGTAGGAGTCGATGACATGGCGGAGCACTTCCTCGCCGGGCCACATGCCAGACTCGCGCATCGCCTGGCGCGCGGCCTCGAGCGCGTCCTTCTGCGCGGCGTAGATTCCGGCGTGTGGCCCGAGTACTGCGCCGGCGCCGAGCAGGCGCACGTGATGGGTGGCCTCGCGGCTCATCGCCCATCGCCCCTGTCGAGGCCGAGTTTCTGCCGGGCGCGCGCGGTCGCGGTCTGCTCCCGTGTGAGCGCCAGGTCCTCGCGGTGCAGCACGTGCTGCTGGATCGCGATCTCGCGGCGGCGCTCGGCTAGCTGCCGCGAGTGGTCGGTGAGGTCGTAGCCGAGGCGTTCGATGAACGTCGGCTCCTTCTTGCGTCGTCCCATCATGGGGTCCTTTCGTTGGAAGTTCTCGGTCCGCAGGCGAAGCACCTCAAGCGCTCCCCGGCCTTCGGTTGCGGCGAAGTTGGGGGCCGGGTCAGCCGCGAGGAGTGCGTGCACTCCTCGAACGTGACATGGTGTGCCTCGGGGGTCGACTCGACCGTGCGGACGGTTGCGCAGTGGGCCGCGAGGGTCGGCGGCGTTGGTCATCGCAAACCGTCTTGGCGGTCGCCGAGGCGCGGGTCGTCTTCGGCGACGGTCCCGGCTTCGCGTTCGATGAGCCGTGCGCGCGCCTCGACCTTCTCTGGCAGCCGTTCGTGCAGGCCGGTCGAAGGGTCGAAGCCGACGAGCACCATGGGCCCGGCAATGAAGTCGCCCCAGCGCAGGCCGACGCCGGGCACCATGAAGTCTGTGGCGCGCCAGTTGACCTCGGGCTCGTCGACGAGCTTGCCTTCCTCGTTGATGTAGCCGGTGGCGCATCCGGCGGGGTCGACGAACTCTGGCAAGCGGACCGCTTCGATGAATCCGCCGACGGCTGCTTGGAGCGTCGGCAGGTCGTTGTCGCCGCCGAGGTCCATCCAGTAGAGCGGGCCTTCGACGGGGATGACCAGCGCCTTCATGACTGGGCCCGCCAAGGACGGATGGTCCCCGGTCCAGCGGTCTTCTGCGCTTCGGCAAACGCGGCCGAGAAGTCGCATCCGGTCTCGGCCATGATCTTGTTGGCGGTCTCCAAGACCGCGATCTCTCGCGCTTCGCGGCGCTCGCGGTTGGCGCGCTGAGCGTCGGCGAGATTGGAGTCTGCGGTCATCGTGGGTTCCTTTCGGTTGCGGTTCCGGGGCGCCCGTTCTGCGGCGCACCACACATGTAGCGTGGTCGCCGCCGTGAAGCAACGGGTCCGGGCGATGCTTAACAATCGCCACACACCCGCGACCGAGGAGGACCTGATGAAGCTGTGGAAGCCCGGCGACGACGAGTCTCGGCTCGTGAAGGCGCCGGCGCCGGATGACCGGTTCGAGCGGACCCGGCGCGGCCTGCTCGTGCAGATGGACCAAGAGAAGACCGACCCGCGCGTGAAGCTCCTCGACCGGCTGGCCGTGGCGTGGGAGTCGCGGTCGCGGCGGCGCAAGCAGGACGAGATGATCAGCGAGGACCGCCGCGGCCGTCTGGTGCTCAGGCTGCCCGGCAAGAAGAACGCGGAGGTCCGGCTGAGCTCGCTGCCGCCGGTGCCGAACCGTCGCGAGCGGCGGCGCGGGACGCGGGCGGTGATGGCGAGGATGCGTCGTGAGGTCCCGACCGTCGACGGTGAGGGCAAGGTCGTGTGGTTGAAGCGCGCGCCGGACGACCGGCCAGCGGACCAGGTGACCCGGCGGGCGTTCAAGGGCATCGTGACCCGCCGCTCGGCCAGGCAGTTCAACGCGCAGGCGTTGCGCGACCAGGAGATCGAGCAGGCCGCGACGGCGGTCGGCAATCCAACGGTGCGCGGGTTGAGCGGAGCGGAGAAGCGCCGGCAGCGCGCGATGCGTGGCGACGAGCGCCAGGAGCGGAGCGCAATGGCGTTGCGTCAGGAGCGCGGCGTACCCTCCCGGCCCTAACCCCGAACAGGAGGCCTGAGATGGAAGCCCACGACGTACTGCGCCAGGGCGTGGCGCCCGGCTTGCGCGGCGACGATCAGCCGCTGCCGACGATCCGCGACGCAGCATCCCTGCTCTCGGAGACGCTGCACAAGCTGGGCGAGGGGATCGACGCGCTCCGCGGCCGCCTCGACCCGGTGCTGCGCCCGCTGCCGCCGCTCGACATGGTCAAGAGCGCGACGGCGCCGAGCGAGCACCGCGTCCGCGACCACCTCGACAACGCCACGCTGCAGACGCTGAGCCTGATCGACGAGGTCAACCGCATCCTCGAGCGGCTCGAGGTCTAGGTTCTCCGGTAGGGCCGGATCGTGGCGGCGCACAACCCTTGCCGTTGCGATCCGGCGATGCCGATTCGCGGCGAGGACCGCTGCTTGAAGTGCGGCCGCGACGTCGTGTACGAGCCGCCGGCGGACGAGAAGGTCGGGGAGCGCCGGCGCTGTCTGCAGTGCGGCGACACCTTCTACCGGCGGATCGCGCGCGGCCGGCCGCCGCTGTATTGCTCGCGCCGCTGCTACGACAGGGCGCAAAACGCGAGAAAGAAGCGCCGCGCGGAGGCCGTCACGGTCCAGGCCGGCTTGTAGGATCTGGGGCGCGAGAGGCGCCGGGCCGATTACGGGCGGCCCGGCGCCCTCTTCGTTTCATGGCTCCCCGCGCGCTAGCATCCGCGCATGACCCCTGAACACGAACCGCTGACGCAGACCGCACCGTGGCCTTTCGAGCTTGAGGACCTGATCGAGAAGGCGACCTACCGCCCCGGCTGGCGCCTCTCACTAACGCACGACCGGGACCGCGACTACGTGGACGGCGAGCTGGTCGGCCATGGCGCGACGCTCGAGGTTTGGGCGCGCGGGATTCACAACACCAACGACGTCGACGCCGGCGCCCACTACGGCGTCGTCCACTTCTTCATCGTGCCGGCCGCGACCTACACGCGCGCTGCCTGGGCGCGCTGGTTACTCGATCGGCTCATCGACGTCGAGACCCATGAGGCGATGGAGTTCCTTCGCATCGACGGCGAACAGCCGTTCCCGCCGCATCACGGGCCGGGCGAGAACCCCTACGTGGTGGTTCAGGCGATCACTGATGAGCAGCGGCGCACGCGGCCCGATGGGCGCGTCGTCGACCACTAGCCCGTGAGACACGGCCCCGGCAACCAGGAACGGCAATGGCGAAGCTGACACAGCCCGAGGACTTCGCCCGCGAGAAGCGCGCCCTCGAACTCCGCATCGGCCGCATGCCGTTCGCCGCGATAGCCGAAGAGATCGGCTACGCGGACGCCTCCGGCGCGTACAAGGCCGTCCAGCGCGCCCTCAGGCGCACGCTGCAGGAGCCCGCGGCCGAGCTCCGGCGTGTCGAGCTTGAGAGTCTCGACCAGCTGTACCGGGCGGCGCTGATCGTCGCGCTGCAACCCGGTGACCGGCAGCTTGAGGCGCAGCGCAACTGCTTGAAGATCATGGAGCGCCGCGCCCGGCTGCTCGGCTTGGACGCGCCGCAGCGCAAGATCGTGGACGTGATCAGCCGCGACGCGTTCGAAGAGCTTCGGTCGGAGATGGAGGCCGAGCTCGCGGAGCTCACGGCCGTCATCGAGGCCGGCGACCAACCCGAGGAGGACTGACCCATCGCGCGCACCGAGATCGTCGACGGCGTTGCCCGTCGTCGCTGAGACAACGCCGGAAGAGCTCGCGGAGCTCGCCAGGCTGAGCGACGAGATCACGACGCTCCGCCGCCGCGCGGTGCCATTGGTCGACCCGACGCCCACCCGGCTTGGCCAGCGGTTGGATCCGCTGCTCGTCAGGACACCGGCGCTGGACTTGGTCGATCGCGAGCTCGGCCTGGTCCGCGACGCGCTGAAGGTCATGTTCGCCCGCCGCGACCGGTTCGCGGCGCTGGTCAACGCTGGCGTCGACGTCGACCAGGCGACCGAGCAAGCGGCGAGCGAGATCCCCGAGGCCGGCAACGCGAGGCTGCTGCTGTCGATGCCGCCGCAGGAAGGCAAGACCACGAGCGTGAGCCGGTACGGGGTGCTGTGGCTGCTCAGGCAGTTCCCGATGCTCCGGGTCGTGATGGTGAGCTTCGACGGCGTGAACGCCAGCCGGATCAGCTACCAGTCCCGCGGCGACATCGAGCTGTTCGACGGCACGGCCGGCAACACCGACCTCGGCCTGCGCCTGGCAAGGGACCAGAAGGCCGTGAGCCGGTGGCGCCTCACGAACGGCGGCGAGCTCTACGCGATCGGCATCGGCGGCGGCCTCACCGGCCGACCCGTCGACATGCTCCTCATCGACGACCCGGTCAAGGACGACCGCGCCGCCACGAGCGAGCTGCAGTCGTCGCAGGGATGGCTGTGGTGGATGGGCGTCGGCCGGCCGCGCCTTGCCCCCGGGGCGCCGGTGCTCGTCGTCGGCACCCGCTGGCATGAGGCTGACCTGATCGGACGGCTGATCGCGAAGCAGGACGAGGACGAGAAGGCCGGCCTCGTCCACATCGACCGGTGGCGCGTGCTGAACGTGCCGGCGCAGGCCGAGCGCGACGACGACCCGCTCGGCCGCAATCCCGGCGACTTCATGGCCAGCGCCCGAGGCCGCACCCGCGAGGAGTGGGAGGCGACGAAGGCCGCGACCGCGCTGCGCGTGTGGTCGGCGCTGTACCAGGGCCACCCGGCACCCGACGAGGGCAACGTGTGGCTGAAGGGCTGGTGGCGCTACTACCAGACAGCGATGTGGACCGAGCAGCCAGACGGCTCGTTCAAGGTCCCCGGCGTCGACCGGCTCGTCTGGTCGTGGGATATGAGCTTCAAGGACTCCGCCACCAGCGACTTCGTGTGCGGTCAGCTGTGGGCGAAGCGCCAGGCCGAAGCGTTCCTCATCTACTCGGTGTGGGCCAGGCTCGACTTTCCGGCAACGCAGGACGCCGTCAAGCTCGGCCACCGCCTGTTCCCCGAGGCCCGGACCATCCTCGTCGAGGACACCGCGAACGGGCCGGCGATCCTCGCAAGCCTGAAGAAGGTCGTCCCCGGCCTCACGCCGGTCAAGGTCGCCGGCGCCGGCAAGGTCGCCCGCGCGGAGGCCGTTTCACCGTATCTCCGCGCCGGCAACGTGCACCTACCGTCCAGCGAGGTCGCGCTCGAGCACCCGAAACTCACGTGGGATCCGCAAGCACTGGTGTTCGAGGCGAAGGCGTTCCCGTTCGGCGCGCACGACGACCAGGTCGACGCCGCGTCGCAGGCGCTCGCGGAGCTGTACCTCGGAAACAGTGGTGAAGGTGTCATACTCACGCCGCAAGGCCGGGTTCCTGAGCGAGCACCAAGCAGCGGGGTGCGATCCGGGTCGCGGCAGCAGCGGATCATCGAACAGCAACTCAGGAGGCGCTAGCGGTGGGGATCAACACCAACGAGCTGGTCACTGGCCTGAAGGCCAAGCAGAACATCGAGGCGATCACCACGCCGACCGGCGCGACCTCGACCGTCAACATCAGTTCGCCGACCATCGCCGAGACCAGCGTGCTGACGCTGCACGGCGCGACGCCGGTGCTGAACATGCCCGATCCGACTGCGGTGCTGCCGGGGACGATCAAGCGCTTGCGGCTCGTGCAGGACGGCACCGGCTCAAGGGTGGCGTCGTGGTCGAGCGCGGCCGGAGCGATCCAGTGGACGGGCAAGGCGGCGCCGACGCTGACGACTGCGGCCGGGTCGATCGACCAGGTCGTGTTCCAGTCGGACGGCGTCAACTGGATTGAGCAGTCGCGCAACCTGAACATCGGCTAGCCGGAGGCGACAGCCCGGTGGTCGATGCCGCTGAGCGGTTGCGCCGCGACGTCAGGTGGGCAGACGTGCTGATGCCCGATGGCGATCTGCAGCGCGGGGTGCGCGTGTTCGTGACCGACAGGCGCCTGATCGCCTATGGCCGGGCGCCCCAAGGCGGCTTGGTGAAGCGCGTCGACGTCGAGCTTCCGGACGGCGGCGCGAGCGTCGAGCGGTCAAGGGTGCCGCAGCTCGGGGCGGGGCAGCGCCTCGAGGTCCAGACCGCGGCGGGCGTCGTTTACGTGAACCGCGCGGCGGGGTGTGACTGCACGTCGCCGACGAAGTACATGGCCCAGATCGGAGAGTGGTGATGGCGTTCACGATGGTCACGATCACGTCGAGCCTCGACGACCCGGAGGGCAATCCGGCGAACGGCACCGCCACGGTGAAGCTGACCGAAACGCTGGTCAACGGCACCGAGGTCGTCCCCGCCGGCAGCGTGCAGGCCGTGATCACCAACGGCCAGCTCTTGAAGCCAGATGGCCAGGGCGCGTTCGAGCTCGCCGCGACCGACGACGTGGGCACGCAGCCCGAGGGCGCCGAGTACGAGTGGGTCATCCTCTTGGACGGCAACGCGGAGCCGATCGCGTTCACCGAACCGCTGCCGCACTCCCCTTCGACCGTCGACCTGTCGACCTGGCTGTGAAGCGGGTGCAGCGTCACCGGCTGGCGTGGCAGGCCGTGCACGAGGCGCGCAAGACTGTGCGCGCCAACGAGATCTCGACCGGCGGCGAGCGGCATCTGCGCGAGCGGATCGAGGCGAAGCTCGTCGAGGGCGCGATCACGGCCGAGCTCAAGCGCGCGGAGGCCGCAGCGTGATCAGCCTGATCTTCCACTGCGACGTCGACGGCTGCGACGCGGCGCACAGCAAGGTCGTCGAAAACTTGGACTTCATGGAGTCGATGCGACCGGACGGCTGGCGTGTTGGCACCGATGACGATAGCCGGCCGGTCGTCCATTGCGACGCTCACGCGAAGCGGAAGGCCAAGCGATGACGACGAGGCCACGGCCATGACCCGCGAGCTTGATCTGGACCGGCCGTGGGAAGACGCGGCGACGCATCACCCGGCGACGATCAGCGTAATCGAGCAGACGTGCGGGCAGACGCCAGGGCGCTCCGGCGAACCGTTCGGCTTCAGCCGCGCTCTCGATCCGAAGCCGCGTCGCGACGCCTTCTGGACGGATCGCGAGTGGTGGCGGGTGGTCGGATGACTCACTCTGCGTGGTGGCTGACGTGTGACGCGCTGGCCGTGTACCGGCTGGCGAAGCTGATCACGGCGGACACGATCACCGAGCCGTTGCGAGAGAAGCTGCGCCAGGCCGCGCTGCGGAAGGACGGGCGGACCATCGCGGCCGACCATGAGCAGGGCTACGCGATCATGGACTTCGCGGCCAAGACGAAGCTCGCCTGGCTGTTCGAGCTGGTCACGTGCCCGTGGTGTGTGAGCATCTACGCTGCCACGGCGGTCGTCGCGCTCACGAAGTTCATCCCCGGCATCTGGCAGTACCCGGCGATGGGCCTCGCGCTCTCCGCCGCGGCCGGCTTCCTGGCGGAGCGCTAACCCCGTGGGCATCCGCGATCTCCGCGTCATCGTCGGCAGCGGCGAGCCGCGCCCCGACCGCCGCCAGCACCGCCGCGGCCCGGCCGCGGGCGGCCTGCGCATCCTGGAGGCAAGCTCGCAGGTCCTCTCGGTCGGCGATCGCACGACGACGCGCAAGCAGATGAAGCTCCGCCAGGGCTGGCAGTCGCAGGCGTGGGACCTGCGCGACATCGTCCCCGAGCTCCGCTACGCCGTGAACTTCAAGAGCAACTGCTCAGCCCGGATGCGCCTCTACGTCGGCGCGTACGATGCGAACGCTGGCGAGGACGACGTGCCGAAGCGCCTCGACCAGCTGCAGGGCGTGCCGCCCGAGATCACCGAGGCCGCGCAGACCGCGATCAAGAACCTCGGCAACGGCCGGCTCGCGCTCTCCGGCCTCATGGGGTCGCTCTCGAGCAACTGGGACGTCGCCGGCGAGGCGTGGCTCCTCGGCCGCGTCGACCCGCTCACCCGCCAGGACGTGTGGTCGATCCGGTCCGTCGACGAGATCCGCATCCAGGAGGGCGAGTGGCGGCTGCACGAGTACCCGGGCGACAACATCGGCGGCGAGTTCGGCTTCGAGGTCCTGGACCCGGAGAGCACCTACCTGTCGCGCATGTGGAACCCGCACCCCAGGTGGCAGAAGCTCGCGGACTCGCCGACGAAGGCGATCCTCGACACGCTCGAGTCGCTGCAGCTGATGCGCCGCGACATCAGGGCGAAGGCCCGGTCCAGGCTCGCTGGCGCTGGCATGCTCCTGATCCCGGACAACATCGACATCAAGGTCCCCGGCGACGACAACCAGGACCCGCAGGCCGACAGCTTCATGGACGAGCTCACGCTCGCGATGATGCTCCCGATCGACGACGAGGGCACCGCCGCCGCGGTCGTCCCGATCGTCGTCCGCGGCGCACCGGACGCGCTCGCGCAGGTCCGCCACCTCGACCTCTCCGGCCAGCTCGACGCGAAGGCCAGCGAGACGCGCAGCGAGCTCGTCGGAGTGATCGCGACCGGCATCGACCTGCCGAAGGAAGTCGTCGAGGGCGTCGTCGACCTCAACCACTGGAGCGCTTGGCAGGTCGACGACAACACGTTCCGCCACCACCTTGAGCCGCACGAGATCCAGCTCGTCGACGCGCTCACCGGCGCGCACCTGCGCCCGTTCCTCGAGGACTACGGGTGCGACCCGGACTGGATCGGCCGGCTGCTCTACTGGTATGACCCGATCGAGCTCGTCACGAAGCCCGACCGCACCTCGACGGCGACGCAGGCCTACGGCGACCAGGCGATCAGCGCGAAGGCGTACCGGCGCGAGATCGGGTTCACCGAGGACGACGCGCCGTCCGTGACCGAGCTCGAGGCGCGCCGGGTGCAGGACATCAGGACGCTGCCGCTCAACCTGCTCATGGAGCTCGCCAGGCGGTGGGATCCGAGCCTGGTCGTGCCGCCGATCACGGGGCCGGGGATCGTCCCGGGGATCAAGGCGGGCGCGGTCGACATGCCACCGGAGATCGCCGCTGCGATCGGCGCGCCCGCAGCGCCCGCAACCGGCGGCCCAGGAGCGCCTCCCCCGGCGCCTGCCGACGAGAAGGGGCCACCCGAGGCGGACGGGCCTCCCGACCCGCAGGCGCCGGGAGAAGGCCTCACGGCCGCGGGCTGGCCTGAGGACGTGGTGATGGCGAAGATCGCCTACGACGAGGTGCACCGCCGCGCAGCGACCGGCGACCGTGACGCGCTCGTCGCCGTAGGGCAGCTGCTCGCCCTGGAGCGCGACCGCGCGACCGAGGAGAACGTCCTTCCGGCGATCACTGCTGCTGCCTCGGCGCCGCCGCCGGCGAACGTCAGGCTGTCGCGGCAGCTCGCGATGATCGACCAGGACCTCCGCGCCCGGCTGCAGACGGCGGCGAACGACGCGATGATCCGCCGCCTCGAGAGCGCCGGTGCCAGGCTGCGCACCCAGGTCAACGGCCGGCTGAAGAACGAGACGATGAAGGCGTCGATCGCGCACACCCGCAACGAGCGCGTCGGCGCCGTGCTGGGCCGGAGCGTGCTGACTGCGACCGGTCTGACCGAGGACGACCTGATGGGCGACTGGTCGCAGTTCAAGGGCCAGTTCCTCGACTGGGTAGCCGCGGCGCAGACCAGGTCGCTGGATCTCGCGCGGCGGCTGACGAGCCTGCCGGACGACTCGCCGGCGCTCGAGGCCGCGCGCGGCGAGTTCGAGCAGAACCGTGAGAGCGCGTGGGCGTCGCTGCAGTCGGCGCTGACCGCGCTCGGGCACCATCTGCTGTGGAACCCGGCGCCGAACGCCACGAGCGACTGGGCGGACAAGAACCCCGCGACGCTCGTCCCCTCGGGGATGCTGCGGTCGGCGCTCGCGGTCGCCGGAGGCGATATTCACGCCACGACCACGATCGACCACACCACCGGGGTCGTGTCGACGTCGCTGTCGAATGCGGGCCAGATCGGGACCGGCCAGACGATCACGAATCTCGTCACCAGCGCCGGCGGGCAGCGTCAGGGCTACCAGTGGGTGCACGGCCCAGCGCTGCAGGAGTTCGAGCCGCACGCCGACCTCGATGGCGTGCAGTTCGTGAGCTTCACCGACGACCAGCTGGCGAACCACGGTGACTGGCCTGCGGGCGAGTACTTCCATCCGGGCGACCACATCGGCTGTACCTGTGACTTCATGCCACTGTGGGCCGCATGATGCTGCGCTACCCTTCTCACCATTCACCGACCGGAGGCTCGCTGTGAAGCCCGATCTGCTGACTCATGCCCAGCCGCGCGCCGACCTGATCGCCGCCTTCGCGTCGACGCGCTCCGCCTTCGCGGTCCCGCCGCCGCCTGAGCCTGCGGCGCCGGATGAGGAGAAGAAGCCCGAGGCTGATCAGCCCGATCCGGACGCCACGGTCACCTCGCAGCTGGACAAGGCTGCCGCCGCGATCGCCGCCGCGCAGAAGGCGCAGGGCGCCGACACGGGCGGAGACACCGCGGCGGATAAGGCGGTCGTCACCGCGCTCGACGACGCCGCGGCCGCGGTCGAAGCGGCGGTGAAGGCTCAGGCTGGCGACAACGCCGAGGACTCCGCCACGGACAAGACCGACGACGCGCCGGCCACGACGGCCGCCTCGGCGCCGCCCGGCGCGCCCGCGGACGCGACGGCACCGGACTCCGAGACGCCGGTCGACTCCGAGGGCGACGTCGACGCGAAGCAGGTCTGCGCCGACTGCGGCCACCTCGCCGCATCGCACCAGAACCTCGACACCGGCGACAACAGCGGCGCGTGCGCCATGTCAGGCTGCGACTGCGCCGGCATGAAGGTCGGCGCGACCGGCAACACCGACGATGTCAACGACGGAAACGACGACGACGGAGACTCCGAGTTCGCACTGCCGGCGCCCGAGGGCGACGTCGCCGTTCCTCCCGCGGCCCCGGTTGAGCCTGGGGCGCCGGCAGATGCGAACCCGCCACCGCCGATCGAGCCCTCAGCGCAGCTCGGGCCGGCGTTCACCGCAGTCCTGATCATCGAGGGGCAGCCGTCGAGCGACGGCCGCAACATCGCCGTCGACGCGCTGACGTGGCGCGACCCGCCGATCCCGCTCATGGGCCTGGCGACCGAGACGCACGACCCGGAGGGCTGGGACCTCAACGACCCGGCCGTGATCTGCGGCGTGATCCACTCGATCGAGCGGCAGGCCGGCGAGCAGGACACCCAGCTCGTGATCGGCCACGGCAACTTCCTCGCCAACGACGACGGCACCTACTTCGCGGACCTCGTCGGCCAGTTCGGCCGCATGGGCATCTCGGGTGACGTTGCGGTCGAGGCGACGCAGGTCGCGGTCGTCGAGACCGACGAGATCGGCCTGCCCATCTCGGTCGAGTCGACGCTGACCGAGGGCGTCGTGATGGGAGCGACGGTCTGCCCGTTCGCGGCGTTCGAGGGCTGCTACATCGTGCTCGGTGACACGCTCGACGGTGCGCCGGCGGCGCAGGAGATCCCGCAGGCCGATCCGGCGATGGTCGCCTCGACGCACCTGATGGCGTTCGAGGACTGCGGCCTGTGCGGCCTCGAGTACGGCGCGCTGACCGCGTCGAGCGCCGGCCCGCTCGCACCGCCCGCCTCGTGGTTCCAGGATCCCGGGTTCAACGATGACGACGGCCGGGTGGTCGAGATCTTCGACGGCGACGGCCGCGCGAACGGGAGCTTCGCGTGCCCGCTCAGGGTCACCGAGGAAGGCCAGGTCTACGGGCACATGGCACCGTGGGGGGTGTGCCACAAGGCGTTCCTCGCCCAGGGCGGCCAGTGCATTACGCCGCCGAGCTCGCCCGACGACTACGCGCACTTCAAGACCGGCGAGATCGTGACCGCCGAAGGCGACCGGGTCCGGGTAGGCGCGCTCACGATCAACACCGGTCACGCGTCGACCGAGCACGCGCTGAGCGCCCGCCAGGCGCTCGCGCACTACGACGACACCGGCACGCAGGTCGCCTACGTCACGGTCGGCGAGGACGACTACGGCATCTGGGTTGCCGGCGCGGTCGCACCCGACGCGACGCCGGAGCAGGTCGCGAAGCTGCGCGCGTCGACGCTCTCCGGCGACTGGCGCAAGCTCGGTGGCCACCTCGAGCTCGTCGCCGCCTTGGCGGTCAACGACGGCGGCTTCCCGGTGTCCGTGGTGACCGCTGACGGTCGCGGCCAGGTCGCCTTGGTCGCGGCGGGCGCGTCGATCATGGCGCACCTCAAGGACCCGGAGACCCCGGGCGTCGAGGATCCGGAGACCTGGCACAGCGCGCTCCGGCCGCTGCTGACCACGGTGAAGGACCAGGCGCGCGAAGAGATGCGGACGCTGCTCGCTAGCGGTGCGCGTCCGAATCGTTGACGGCAAGCGCGGCCAGAACCCGATCGTCGCGGTCTACGGGCCTGACGGCCTGCCGTGCTGGAAGAAGGCGTTCAAACGGCGCCGCGACGCCGTCCGCGCGGCGAAGCGGCGACCGTATCCGCTGAAGGTCTACCGCTGCCAGCACTGCCACCGCCACCATCTCACGAGTGACCTCTCCGGCCCAGGCCGCGCCTATTAAGTGTGTGTGTGCTACCTTGCCGGGCGTCGGCCGCGCATAGCACGGCTCCCGGCAGGGCATGGCCCCGCCACTTCGATCGGATCAACCGACTGACCAGAGGAGCCAGCTGTGGAGGCCATCGCCGAGCTTTACGACCGTATTCACGACCTCACGCCGGAGGAGCTTGACAAGCTCGCCGACCTGCTCGAGGCCGAGTTCGACCGCCTCGACGGCGAGCCGACCAGCGCCGAGAACGTGTCGGCGATCAACGACATTGTCGAGAAGACCAAGGCCGTGAAGGCCGAGCATGAGGCGCGCGATCAGGCGCAGGCCGAGCTCGAGGCCGCCAAGCAGGCCGGTCGCGAGGCGATCGCCGAGCTGCGCGGCGAGACCGCCGGCGAGGGCGACGGCGAGGAGTCCGACG